ATTTTTTGCATAGTCTTTTTTCTGGCAAAGATCGAGACTTAAAGATACAAAGACAACGGGTACTTTATCGGGGGCTTACAGTTCGTGAGAGAACATCGAAGAAGATTACCTCGTAGGTAAATTTAGTTGGTTTTAGTTACAAGATTATTTCAATCAAGTAGATGTAACAGTAAAGGTGGTACTGCAATACCACCTTTTTTATTAATCTTAGAAAATAATCATATCTTTGCATAGATAATCATAAACATAGCCCCTCGCAAACATTATGAGATAATTAATAGTCCACGAGATTAATTAGTTATTCACGGTTCTAGCGGGAACTAGATTACTTTTATTTCTACAAAGTTACTAATTTTTAATAAGTTAACCCAATGATATGTGTTAAAATTAGTTACCGCACTTAATTGTTTAATATCTTTGTAAGCTCTTTTAAATTATGTTCTAAAACCTTCCTATTGGCAATAACCCCAACCTCATTAACTATTATTGCATCTAACTCCGCATTATCTGGATTATCTGCTAAATACTTGTACTCTTCTATCATGTCCCAATTTAAATGTGGGACAGTTAATATAAACGAGACTTCTTTATTTATCCCAAGTGAGCAAGCTGCATCATAGGGATGCTTTGATGTTATATAAATCCATTTGTTCATATTTATTCATTTCTTATATTCTTGGAAAGTCATCTATTATTGGTCCCCCACCTAACTCATTCAATATTTCTCTCGGAATATACTTAATAGGCTTCCAATCAGACCTATCATTCTCTCTTCTAAAAGCATATTCGCTTTCCTTATCGTAACATACCATTATAGTACTGTGCCCGTTCCTAAATAATGCCATAACATTAACCTGCTTATTTTCTATAGTTATTGCCCCACATTTTAATATAGGATGCTTTTGCACTCTAATCCATTTATTTGTTTCATTCATATCCATGCTCTACCATGCTGTTGCCAATAGTAGCATAATAAAATATCTCATTAACTTCATCTTCGGTTAATCTTCCTTCTTGGTATATAGGCTGTAATATTCCTATTAACTTCTCTACTACTTGTTCATCAGTCATAATTCATTTGTTTATTCGTTTAATATTCCCATAAAATAAGGATATTCTTGCATTAATAATATGATTAACATAGGTTCTTCCCATTCAATATCTAAAATTCCTTCTTGATACCATTTCCATACATTTTTACCCGATTTATCATTTTTTCAAACTTCCATATTGAATTTGAATTCTGGAATAACTCCCTCTAATACGAGTTCTTTATATAGTATATTCATTGCCTCCATATTTCGGTTATAGGAGTATTGCCTTAATATTCTATATAGTATTTTATAATTGATGTTTTCTTTCATTTCTTATATTCTTGGAAAGTCATCTATTATTGGTCCCCCATCTTCTTCTGGAATCTCCTGAGACCATTCTTGTAATATTTCTCCATTGATAATTTTGATGCCTTCTATATGAAAATTATCTTTGTCATAACTATAATTTTCTACTTTATGAAGCAGATTAAAGAACTCATCCGATTTAGAGATGTCTCTATGTTTTATAAAAAAGTAGTGTGGAAGAGGTATAGTAACTTCGCACCATTTATCTATATTTTCTCTGAAAGAAGCTATAGATTTCGGGCACTTATTATCACAGTACTCTAATAACCAACTTGCCAATATAAGTAAGTCTTCTTTATTTATACTTGGATTCTTTTTTAAGATTATGTCAATTTCATTCATAGCCATTTACCATAGTGTTAATGATAGGAATACCTAATGTAGATATTCCCCATATCTTGTCAGATAAATTATTTTTAAGAGAATTGTAAGACGATATATTATTTCTACTGTATATAGAAGATATAAGCTGTAATCTGACATCATTTAGTATATCAGCATCAGTAATTTGAAATATATCCTCTGACACTGGATTGTTAATTATTTTTCCGTCAAAACTTCTATCTACAGATTTCTTGTATTTCTCAAACGGAATCCTACTAAAATAAGCTTTAATTTCTGTAGGCTTAGAGAAATAATTATAAATTTGCTTTTCTATCTGCGGATAATCAGCAGGATTATTCATATCTAATCCTCTAATTTGCTTTACATAATCAACTATCTGTTTCTTATCCTTCGCTTCTTTAATCCATTTATGAAATGGAAGTTTATCGTTTGGATTTAATAATTTATTTAAATAATCAGTACTCATGAAATAACTCATGGCTCTATCTATACCATGACTATTTTCGTGAGCAACAGGCTCCAAATCTATTATTGTTTCTCCAGGTTTTAAGTTATAAACATTCTCCTGGTGCTTAAATGGAACTCCACCTAAAGACGGCTCAACATCATCTGCAACTTTATTAACTGCATTAAAATTTTTGTCAGGCTGACCTAATTTAGTCTTTATTCCGTTCTTAATAAATTCATCTACTGCGTCTCTGTAAGACGGAGCTACCTTATTAATTCTATCAGCCACAGTCTTATTTTGTAAGTAGAGTCGATATAAGTTTTCTTCTTCTTTTATCTTATTCATAATCTGATTATAATTATCGAAATTCATCTTACTATGTATATTAATGTCGTTGAGACTACCATATTTTTGATGTCTTGTAGAACTGCTCTTCCCAAATCTAATATTGGGATTAACCATTCCACCAACAAAGCCACCTATCAAAGCTCCTTTATTCCCTGCTATTTTATTACCGATGCCAGCCCCAGCAATAGAACCGACCATTGATGTTGCAGTAGCAACAGGATTAGCAACACCTATTCCAGTTGCAAAGGTACTCATTGCTGCTGATTTATTAAAGTCAAACATGGCACTAGCATTATCTTTAGTAATTCTAGTATTGGTAAATGGTGCAGACCAGTTCCAAGTATGCTGATTACCATAAAGTTTATCATTCTTAGCTTTATCAGCTTTGATTTGCCTAGATACTTCTTTCTCCCAACCAGTTCTATTATCAGAAGATAGCACTGGCTGTTGAGTTGGAGTATATTGTTGCTCTATAGGCTCTTGAATTTGAGGTCTATAATCTTTGATAGCATCTTTCCTCTGAATCCCACTAGAAGGATTCTGATATTTAACTATACCACCTCTCTTTAAGTACTTATTGAGAGATAAAGTTCCATTCAAATTTCTTCTATAAGAATCTTTATCTGCACTATAATTATACTTTCCAGAATTATTTCCATGTAATCTATCTATAAAGTCATTAGTATCTTTAGCATCTAGAGCTTTATATCTATCATTCAGTACTTTTACTTTATAATTAGCATAAGACTTTAAATCATCAAAGTCTATATAATCAAATCCGTCTTTGTATCTGCTCTTCTTATATTTGGGAGCTATTGAATCACCTGGATGTTTAATTCCACTTAAGTTAAACCCTCTTTCACCTCTAGGGTCTAATCCATAATTACTTTCCAATGCTGCTTGCCTTACTAAGTTATTAAGATTAGTAGTGGGCAATCCATTTTCTTCTAATGCTTCTTTAAAGATAGGAGTCATTACACTTGCAAACTCTTCAAACTTATTCCCTGTACTTCCAAATTTATGGGAATAATCTAGAGAAGACTTCTTTCCTTCTAATAGCTTATTGATAAAAGGATTAACACTTCCAGATAAGAATGAAGTTGCAGCACTAGGAGCATATTCTTTAATAATATCTACAACATCAACAGGCTCTTTAGGTTCTTCTTTTGGAAGAATACTCTTAACTTTATTAATAGCTTGAGCTATTATTCCGTCTTGTGCTTTAATGACTCCACCATTTTCTAATTGCTCACTTTGAGTAGGTGTAGTTTCTGGCTTAGGTTTATTAGATTTATATCTACTCCAATCGAAACCAATTAATTGTTCTTCATTTCTGTTAGCAGCTTTTTCTTTGTTGAACTGTCTTAATATTCTGGCTTTTAACTCTCCTGCACCCTTTAATTTAGGAATCTTCATTCCTTCTTGGGCTTTAGCTATTTGATTATAGACGTTAGATAATGCTTTCTTATAATTGGGGTCAGTTGCATATCCTCCTTTAACTACTCTATCAATAAAGTCTCCACCACTAAAAGCTTGGTATCTTTTATTGTTTAGTAATGATACATGATAATTGGCATAATCATTTATATCTTTAAAGTCTCTAAAGCTATCATTTACATATACACCAATGAAAGATATATCTTCAATTCGTAGCACCATTGTTTTTTATAACTCATTTGTTGAGACATATTTGAATATATTTGGTAAAAGTTTCTCTACCTCTTTTCTTCTTGAATCTGTATACTTCAATTTCACTGTTACAATAATCTCACGTTCATAAGCTTTTTTATGAGTAGCTTTACTATAAAAATATCTACCACCCTTAGTATTACCTTCAATAGTATAACTATGGTCTGTAATATCTTTCTTGACAATTCTATTGCCTTGTTCTACTTCTGTATCAATCATTATATCAAACCATTCATGAAGCGAATAATCATCTTTAAAAACATCGAAGTAAGTAGCATACACATTCAAACAGATTGTACTATCTTCATTTACGAAATGATTTCCATTGCCTAAATCTGATTCTTCTCCATGTGTAAAGCTAGAGGGATATACTAAGAAATAATCAAAAGTTCTATTCCAATAAAACCTTGTATCATCATATTGGTATATCCCATTTCTATAATCAATCAGTTTCACACCTTTTACTCCTAATACCGAATCTACCCATTGCAAATATTTAGCTTCTGATATTTCCAAAGTAGGATGATTGTCATATATAAATAAACTGTCAATAGTAGCCTGTATATTACTATCCTTTTTACTAGTACAAGATAGTAATAGCATTAATAGTAATATGTAAATCGCATATATATTCTTCATGAATAATACTATTCTCTATAAAATAATCAATTATTACATATAAAATAAATCGCCAAAACCACAACAGGAACGATGATATACAATGCTATTGCTCCTTCCTCAAAACTCCCATTTTCTTTACGTGGACAGGTAATATATGCTATTATCGCATAAATTATAATTCCTATTACTGCTCCCATAAATCTTTATTTTATCAGTTATGTTTTCTTTTGTTTTCAGATTTAACTATGAGTGAAAAGATAAAACCACCTACTGCTCCTGCTAATATTATCATTAAAAACTCTTCCATTAGCCTTCTTTTTATTTAGCCTTTTTTCAACTCGCAAGCTCCCCAAATTATAGCCACAATGTTTAATACACTGTACAATATAACGCTTCCCATTGAAAGAGGGAGAAACCTTGCTCCTAAATAGGTAGCAATAACTAACATAATAGGAGATGATGAGTCTCCATTATCATCTCCTTGCACAATATTCATTATAATGATATAAATAGCTGTTAAGGCAGAGTAAACAATTTGCTCATACTTCAAAATATCTCCCATTGTAGTATCACCTTCGATTGTGATAATAGAAAAAACTATATCCTTTAAAATCCAACCCAACAGGAAATAAACAAGTATTCCTACAATAATCCAACCAATCCTTGTCATGTCAAATAATATTTTGAATATTTTTAAATTTATCATTCACATTACCAAACTTACTATCAATGATAGATTTTATTTGTCCCATTGCATCTCTAACATAAGGCTCATTATCTTTCAGTATAGTAAATTTACGTTTTACAATAACATTAAAAGAGGAACTAAACAATATGCGTTCTTTTAGTTTCTTCATTATGTCATAAGTTCCATTGTACCCATTATTATAAGTCATTGGAAAATAACTTTGTCTCTGCTGTTGATAACGAGCTATCTGTATATCTTCTGCTATTCTATAATAAACATGGTTACTAATACTTATATCAACTTTATAAGTTCTTTCTCCACTCCAAAAACTATCCTCAACACAATACATAAAAACTTCATATCCTTTATACTCAAACCTTTGAGCATTTGATAAATCTCTTACAGTATATGCCATTATTTCTTTTTTTTGATTAATAAATTAATTTGTAGTATAAGTTGCTCAAAAATTGAGTTGGCTACTTGAAAGATAGTAGCAAAAGTTGTTTCTTAATGTCTGATTCGTAGTTATATATCGTTTTATCTACCCTGTTCCCTTTGGATAGTATTACACAATGAGAAAAGCGTGGGAACTATCGAATATTATCATCATGAGGCTCTGGACTGCCCTTGCACAATAATAAACAATAGCCCACGCCAAACGATATATAGACTATCTTAACAAGATAGGTATATAACATTGACGTGAGCGTTCTTGCCTACTATCCCGTGCAAGTGAAATTGTCCAGATTTCATGATAGGATAATATTTAAAACGCTCTTCGTTAACTAATATGTCCTTTCAGCCCCAACACATTAGGTATCTGAAATTGGTACAAAGTTACAAAAAGCGTTTGTAATAGCAAGAACTATTGTTTATTAAAAGTTGAGGGCTATTTCTGCTTTATAAATTTATGGTAGTGGAAAAATTCAAGACTCCCCATATAAAAACTAAATCTCTGAATTTTTCCACCCCACCGATATTTTATGATTATGGCTTTATAAACTGATTTTTTATCCGTTGAACGGTGGAAATACCAATACTTTGTAGCTTAGCTATATTTCTGATTGAATAGCCTTTTCTTAGTAAAGCAATGACTTCCTTATATTCTTCTTTTTTCTTATCATCCGTTTTGGTTGAACCTGTCTTTCTGCCAAGTTTACCACCTTTGGCAATATAATTTGCCCTACCACTATTCAAACGGTATTGAATATTGCTTCTTTCGATATTTGCCATTTCTGCAAGTACTGTCACCATGATAGACGCTATTGGATTAACTTCCCCATTTGGTTGCAAAGTATATAAGCCCAAGTTCTGTATGTAAACCGATACTTTCGATTCATGCAATATATCTAAAGAGCGAAGAACCTGTAATGTACTTCTTCCTAGTCTTGACAATTCTGACAAAAGTAGGATATTCACAGATTCACGTTTACAGTATTCCAAACATTCTCCTAAAATCTGTCTTTCCTCTATTTTCTTTGCACCTGAAATATGTTCTTGGAATATATTCACTATTTTTATATCCTGTGAGATAGCATATTTCTTTAAATCCTCTATTTGTCTGCTCGTGTCCTGTCTGTCATTACTTGACGAAACACGAGCGTATATTACGGCTGTTTTCATTTTATTCTTTGATTAAATTGATAACATGAAAGAATGTGTTCAAAGCAACTTTGCAGATTTATTTGAACACATTTCTATTTTGAACACTAACGAGGTTTATTCGCTTCTTCAATATCCCATAAGCCAACTAAAAGAATAAGCAAGATTAACGGAACACAACCTGTTATAAAAGACAATACCACCCAAAAGAGCCAAACAAGTATCTTATAATAAAACATGATTCTTTATTTTAAATAGATTAATAATTGAACGGTTTATTCCCATATTGATAATCTGTTATTGATAAACAAACCCTATCAAAGAAAGAATGTCCCTTATCTGAATAAAAATACTTTCTATAAATCTCATCATTGGAATTATCCAATAAGACATCTAATTTCAGCAACCAATATTTCAATGCTTGTAACCTCTTTATATATTGGAGATTATTCTCACAATGACAAATTGTTTCTTTCAGATATTCAATCTTTCTAACCATAGTTTCTTTCTTTTTATCCATTGCAATACAATTAATAAAATAGGAGAATACCCATTTCTGAATATTCCCCTGTTTAATCAATCAATAAACCACTTATATTTAGTGTCTCCATGCAAAGCGGCATTTATTCCCGTTGCTATTTCAGTAGCATTTACCGCTCTATCCAAGAATGAATCTATATAACTGCTCTTATTTGCCCCTGTCAATAGATTATACAATTTCCACATACTAATATCATTCCCCAAGCTCCCAAAGTTCTTATCATTGATATATGCTTTTGCAACTGTATTTATTTGTGAATCAGTGATAAGCATTTTAGGAATATCTTTCTGATAACCTTGTGGCAATGATTGATAAAGTCTCATTCTACCAAGTAATTGGCAAAATTGATGTTCTGTGAGATATGAGTTACTAAGTGTTTGCAACAAATGTAGATGTTTTGCAGGTTGATAACTCTGAAACATTTCCAATACTGCCCGATATAAATCTTTGGTATTAGTAACTTCCAAACAACTAAGAAAACCGTCTGTTGATACACACAAGTTTGTACAAACTTTACAAGTAAAGCCAATAAATACCTTAAACCTTTCTGCTCCTTTCTTTGAATACAGATTTGTGTGATTATAAGCTCTCACACCACCAATAGTAAGAGTTAGCTTATTTCCGTTCACCGTTTCGTAAATCGTAGGAATCTGAATAATAAAAGCACATCTTTCGTAGTAGATAGTCTTATCACTTTCAAGAAGTTGATTTGCAGGTTTGTGTATTGCTTCGGGTATTCTTCCCTTGATAATGTGACTTACACGAATATCGGGCTTATCAATGCTTTCACCACTGAAAAACGTATTTGCAGCGTCATAAACAGTATCAATAAATGCAGGGTGAGGAATTGTAAGCTCATTGTCTTTGGCGAATACGGGTGTAATACAATCTTCTTTTAAATGTTGCATTGTTACCTCTAGTGTATTAGCTTCCAAGAAATGAGGATTCTCTTTTTTAACTTTTGGTTGTTCTTCGATTATTGTTGCTTCTTCTGCATATTCACCAAAGTTACTTTCTCTTCTTACCTGTGGCACATTGCCAATAATTTGTAGATTTCTCATAACGAATAAAATTTTAAATGATTTATAAATTGATTACGTGGAGAATAGATATTTCACTTTTCTTCCAACTACCCTAGGGGGTTGTTAGAACTACTCTTCACGTGTTCATGTAACTTTCAATTCTGTAAATCATAGGAGAAGTAAGCTGATATATATTTAAGCTCCTATTTTTATAGGTAGGGGGTATTATATATAAGTACCTATACTTTATTGCGTGCCTATGTATTACTATGCACTATAATAGAAAGGAGAGTATTATACTGCCATATAAAGATATGCTAAGTAGTAATATTAGAAATTGAGTATTGTTTATTTTTTTACCTTGTTTATTATGAGTAACTTTGAGTATTCTTAAAAATCAAGAACTACCTGTTTGTCAATGGTTCAACTCCTTGAATTATATGTAAATCAAACAGGTCATATTTGCATTTTCCCACACTTCCATTGGGAAAATTAACTCCCATATTTAAAATTGCGAACTGCTATATCCCTTGTATTAGACAAGAATTTAGAAGTTCCACAAAAAAAGCCGTAATTGAGCACATTTGTAAGTGTACTCGCTTGCGGCTATTTTTGTTTTTAGTTGGATAGTAGACTAATTTATTCGTCAAAGTCTCTATAATGAGCTTATTTGTAGGCATTGACATATTTTTCAGTGTTTCATACTTCAAATACAGAGTTAGCCTATATAACTCTTAATCTTTAAAAATCAAAACAGATACTCTGTCACACTAAAAAATGAAGTTCATGCGCACATAAAGTTTAAATTCTTTAGTAGTAGGGGAAAATGTGAGTTATAATATATAATTAATATCAGATACTTTTTCCCCACTACCTTACCTATGTAAAGCTAAGGATAACTTATAGTATTAATAATCACATTTCTCTTTGCCGTACACAGAAAAAATCACTTTTATTGCATCCTATTCTGTAAAATAGTTAGGTGTAAGGGAAAAAGTACAGTATATTAATATATTAATAAAGAACACTTTTTCCCCTTACTTGGGAATTATGATATTCCCATTATCGTCTATCTCTGCTATTTTATTTACTTTCTTCGTGGATAGTTTTTTCTGCTTGGAAAAGTCGTTTTCCAATAGAATATTTTCAGTATGTAAAGTTAAGGGAGTAGTAATTGATACTAAATCAGCGCCAACAAGTTTTATTATATACTTGTCATAAGTCTTTGTATCTATTCCGATTGCTTTGATTATATTTTTTCTAATCAGTTCTATATTGCCATATTGGGATAATAGAAGCAATTGGATAAAGAAACCCTTACTCGCTGTGTCCAGTTCGATTAAGACAAACTTTTTGGAGATAGTGATACATTGTTCTTCCATTGCAGGGATATGGTAAATATTCCGTCTAGTTGGATAATAAAAACCATTATCCACAAAATAAGGCTTTATATCCAAGTACTCCTCAAATTTCTTATTAAAACTGCTTACTGATTTACCTCCACTTGTTCTTTTCAATTCATCTAAAGTAATTCTCACATTATACCAATCATCTCTTGAAAGAGACAAACAGAAAAATCTATAAATATATGCAGGCTTAAATCTATTTAAAATGGAATAGTTTACAGTCGCCTGATTTTTGCAATTTACAGGTAAAAGCATTTTTAACAACAATAATATGTTACTTAATTTTAGAAAGTCCACCTGTCACATGGACTTTCTATTAGAATATAATATGAATTAGGCTGCCTTTCCTATAATATCATGCTTCCTTAGATACTGACTATACAAAGCTGAATATATTTCATTCAATTTATCAGTAGTTATATTTGGTATGAATTTAACGGTAGCTTCATCCAAAGCCTTAACTGTTTCTATGACTTCATCGATTCCAATTGCACTTTCTGCACCTTGTGGTTTATGTTTGGCTAACAGAGTCATAGCATCAATCATATAACGTTCTTTGATAAACTTATCCTTGAACCCCTTAACTTTCAAAGTATCTATAATTCTATCACCAACTGATAAATCATATTCAAATTTAGTTTCAACCTCACCAAGCATTGCATTATTCCAAACTTTTAGACTTAAGGTCTTTCCTTGATTATAATATTTAGTAATTACACTAATATTAGCCTTCAGCTCTTTAGCTTTTTGGAATATCTTTTGATAAAATTCATGTTGAGTAGCCAATGCCGCATTACCTGCTTTTTCCATACCATTAAACCCTCTACTTAGCACATTATTTACCCCTCTATACTTTGCAAACTCTTGCAATGATACAAATTCCTTGATTCTGACATTTTCAACAATTAAAGCTGATTCATCTTTAACCACTCTATCGATATTGGCTTCATGATAAGTTTTCCATTGCCAATATCCATTTGCTGTATCAACAGGCACATAAACATTTGGAGTATTTTTAGGAATGACATTACCATTCAAGTCTTTCAATTCAATATCAGCCTCATAGAAAGTTTGGGCTGCCGTTACAAGCAGAGCCGTTTTTTCAAATTTATCATCACCAATCAAATCTTTTCCCAATTCAACATTCACTTTAGTTACAGTCATATTATAATCGGAAATTGCAATAATAATATCCTCTTTTCTTTTGCTAATAACCTCCTTTTCCTCTGTAGATTCTTCCACTTGCCAAAACTCTACTGAAATAGTAGGAAGTTTAACATCATGCAATGCAACCGCATAATCCTTTTCAGCCTTAGCAACATTAGTTTTAGCTGCTTTTACAATATTGGTATCTGCATCTGCATTATCTGATAGATATTTTCTTTTTTCCATTAGGATTTTGCGAGCGTTTTCCAATACTTCGTTTTTTGAAATAGTTCCTGCTTGATTTTCCATATTATCACTATTTTTTAAAGTTTCCACATTAACATTTCCATTCTCGTTTACTCTCATTGTAGTAATTGTTTCCATTTTTTTCTTTATTTTTTGTTTAATAATTAAGTTTTAAGTAATCATCAACTTGGCGCCTTACTGCTTCTGATTACGCTACAAACTTACGGAGAAATGGTAACCTGTAGAATAAAGAAGAAAACATAAAGAAATCCCTTTTTTTATGTCTAATTCTTTATGTGAACTCGCAACACACAACACATTAAATATCAACTATATGCAGATAAAAAAATAGCCCTGCAATATAAATGCAAGGCTAATATTTTTTTATTTATATGTTTTACCAATATGATTTTAAATATTCAACTGGATTATTGGGGGATGTTTTGCACATGGGGATTTTCCACCAATTTGGACGAACTTCATATTTTTGTAAGTTCCTGATTGTAGCCCGTAAATTCAATATGTCATTTTTAGGACTGTCCTCATCAATCAGTTTGAGATATTTCAGTAACTCAAGAATAAAATTCCCCTCGTTATCTGTTAATCCTTTACCTTTGGCTGCAAATGATGAGTGGCGTAGTAGGTTATATATACTAAGAGTTATCGTATCAAGTATCGCATTTTCGCGCTTCCTCCCTCTTTTACCTATACTGGGATAATCTTTATCCAATTCCGTTTCCGCTTCTTCCAAAGTTGAAACTCCTAAATATTTATCAAGATACGGAGTTATCATATTGAGAAACCAACTATCATCATTCGTAAGTTCTATTTTCTGTTTGTTATATTCAATCGTGACAATATTACTCTTGGTCTTTTTCTTCTCATGAAACATCTTGTAAAGACGTAGCATATCCGGTCTGACAGAATAACTATACTTTAGTTGCGTTGGGTCAGCAATATAATCCTCAAAATCAAAATAGCCATTGGTCTGTGTGTATTTATAGTAGATACTTACAATAAGAAGAATAGCGTAAAATACATCTTGGTCTTGTTGTTCATAGGCTTCGTCTTCATTTTTATTGTATGTATTCCACAATGTTTCAATATACTCGGCTTTAAAATTACCACTTTCAAGGACTAAATTCTTTCCCACAGTCATGCTAAATTCATATTTGTCCTCATCTGTCCCGCAATTAGGATAGGGAATCTCCTGCTCTTCCTTCTTTATTGACAAGTACAAATCCTGTATTTCCATTGGGAACTTATTACCCAAAAGATATACATCAGATATATAGTCCAGTTCATTATGAAACATTGAACGGCTGAATCCCACCTCACTATTCATCCATGATTCGATTCGCTTTATCGTATTGATTGGTATTATCTGATATTCCATATTTTCAAACTTTGTCACAAAAATAAAAAAATGCCGCTTCACCATAAAAGCAAAGCGACATTTTATTTTAAAGAAGATTCTATTTTTCACAATTAAATGTATCTATCAATTTATCCATTTGTTCGCCTATACATTTATCCAAAAGTTTAGCGTAGTGAGTAGTCATTCTTGTATTGGTATGACCTAGCATCTTCGATACTACCTCTAATGAAATATTATTAGCTAAAGTAACTGTACTAGCAAAAGTGTGCCTACTGGTATGGAATGTAATTCGTTTGTTGATATTACAAAGTATAGCTATATCCTTTAGGTATTTATTAATATCTGCTGGGTCTTGGATTGGTATTATTCTACTACTGCCTTTATATTTGTCCAGTATTAATTTAGCAATAGGGAGTAGGGGAATTCTGGAAAGTATACCTGTTTTTACTCTTCGTTTTTTTATCCATATTCTGCCTGCATTATCTTTTTCAAAGTGTTCTGGCATTAACGTTTTGATGTCAATATAGCTTAATCCAGTGAAGCATCCAAAAAGAAAAAAATCTTTTGCTTTCTCAAAACGTGAGATAGGAGTTTCAAAGTTGATAATTTTTCTTAGCTCTTCTTCGTCTAGGAAATCAATTTCTACAGGTTCTCTTTCGACTTTATAAGTGGAAAATGGATTGAAAGTTATGTATGAGTTGGTTACAGATAGGTTGATTATCTTTTTCAATAACTTCAAGTGCTTAGTAGATGAATTTTGTGCCATGCCTTTATCAACTCTTAGAAATGAGTGAAAGGATTGGATAAAGTTTATGTTTAGTTCACGTAAGTATAAATCTTCACGTTTGTACTTTTGTTGAACAAAATCTTTTAATAATCTGACTGTATAGACTGATATCCAATAGGTAGCTTTAGAAACCCCATTACCAACTAACTTTTCTTGTTCTTTGTTGTGCTCTTCAAAGACTTCAAACAGGCTTCTCTCTTTTATGGATTCTACTTTATCAAAGTAAGCATCACGTAATAGTTCCGCTGTGATTATAAAACCTCTGTCTAACAATTCAGCTTCTTTCTGATACAGTTTAGCTTTAATAGCTTTTAGGCAGTTGTTGAGGCTTTGGGCCTCTTCATCTTTACCTCTTACTTGTTGTTTAACTTTGTCCCAGTTAGAGGATTTTACTCTTTTTCCTGTTGAAAAGGCGCATCTTTCACCATTTACTGTTAGCACTACTTCTATTGAAGCCGTACCGTCTTTTCTTACTCTACTATCTCTTATGAAAAAGAGAATTGCAAAAGAACTTCTTACCATTGTTCTATCATTTGAAATTAGACTTATGGATGTCCTTTGAAATGATATATCTTTCTGTATATTAGTTGGTTGGATTGATTTTTGTGTGCAGTTTACCAAAAGTACGAAAATGCACACAGATTGCACACAAAACATCTTCATTTTAGCCCGATTTCAAATATAATCAGCCATGTACTTAGCTTTATCAAATGAGTTAAATTCAAGCATTTTTTGTCTTTATTCAACCATCTAACCACAACCATTTATAATAAGAAAATTAAGTGTATAAGTAATAGTAGACTATCATCTATCTATAGAATATAGATAATAAAAAATCCCTGCAACCTTATCAGTTACAGGGATTTAATATGTCGTAATCGTTATAATTACTTACCTAAAGCCTGAGCAACATCAACCGCACAAGCTACTGTACATCCTACCATCGGGTTGTTACCGATACCGAGGAATCCCATCATTTCTACGTGAGCAGGAACTGATGAAGAACCAGCGAACTGTGCATCAGAGTGCATACGACCCATCGTATCTGTCATACCATAAGAAGCCGCAATATAGTATCCCTGTAATCACTTACTGTAAGCCCCCGATAAAGTACCCGTTGTCTTTGTATCTTTAAGTCTCGATCTTTGCCAGAAAAAAGACTATGCAAAAAAT